CACCAATACAAACGCCAACACTAACACCAATACTAGCACGAGCACGAGTACGAGTACGGCAACCAACACCAATGCTAATACTAACACCAACACCAATGCTAATACTAACACCAACACTAGTACTAGCACGGCAACAAATACCAATGCTAATACAAACGCAAATACCAACACCAACACTAACACTAGTACTGCAACTAACACCAATGCTAATACTAATGTAAATACTAGCACCAATACGAATAGCAACGCTAATACTAACACCAACACCAATAATAGTACTAGCACTGCTACCAATGCAAATACCAACACCAATGCTAATACTAATATCAACACTAGCACTAGTGTAAGTACAAATAACAATGTTGCGTCAGGTGGCACAAATAATACTAACGCCAATACTAACACCAATACTAGCACAAGTAATTCAACTTCAAATGTAACTTCAAATGTTAATCAAGATGTAACTAGCAATAACACTAATGCCAATACTAATGTAAATACAAGCACTAGCAACAATACTAACGCCAATACTAATGTAAATACAAATAGCAGCACAAGCAATAATACTAATGCAAATACTAACACCAATACCAATACTAGCACATCAGACAATACCAACACCAATGTAAACACTAGCACATCTGACAATACAAACAGAAATGTTAATGAATCAAAGTCTGAGAGTGATGTTACAACAGACAATACAAACCGGAATGAAAATAATAGTACTTCTGATAATACGAACCGAAACATTAATGAATCAAATTCAACACAGACAATAAATCAAAATATAAGTCAAAAGGCGCCTCCCGCTTCTGCAATAGCACCAAGTATAATGTCTTATTCACAAGACTTATGTACAACTGGAGTAAGTGGAGCGTTTCAAGGACAAGTATTTGGTTTAGCTGGCGGTAAAGCAGTACGAGATGAAAACTGTGAACGATTAAAACTTTCAAAATATATTTACGATATGGGTATGAAGGTTGCTGCAGTATCTATTCTTTGTCAAGATGAAAGAGTTTTTACAGCTATGATGATGGCTGGAACTCCTTGTCCTTATGAAGGCAAAACAGGTAAAGAAGCTTCACTAGCTTGGGTAGAGAATGCTGATGAAAGACCAGATGTTGATGAATATAAAGATAAACTTGAAAGAGATGCGAAAACAAAATCTAAGAAGGACAAAGCAGATAGAAAGGCTAAAGCTAAACAAGATAAAATAGATAAAGCAAATAAAAAGAAACAAGACAAAGCAGACGCAGAAGAACGAGATAGAGTCGCAAGAGCAGAGAAAGAAGCTAAAGAAGAACCAAGAAAAACATTTATGGCACAATGTGTAGGTTCAAGACACACAGTTGAATCTGCTGCTGCAGCAGGTAAAAAAGGAGCTAAGAAAGGCGTGAAAAAATCTAGTGGAACCTGTGAGAAAGAATATGCGAAACTTAGTACTGACGCTTAGTTTATTATTTTTTGTATCTACAGCTAACGCAAATACAGATTTTACAGCAGGCACATTAGATATAATTAACCTGACTAATCAATCAGGTACGACAAACTGGCAACTAGGTGACGATTCAATATCAGGCACAATCAATCTAGGTTTCAGTTTCGATTTCTATGGAGAAACCTTTACATCAGGTAAAGGTGCAACAAATGGTTGTTGGACATTCACAGGTTACAACAATACTTGTCAAGATTATACTCCAGATCCATTACCACAATCCGGCATGGATATGACAATTTTCCCATTATGGGGAGATTGGATTCGTGGTAATAATTCAAAAATGTTATATAAAACATTCGGTAGCACTAACGACACCGATCAATATTTTGTATTGGGTTGGTATGCTATGAAAGAGTTTAATAGAAGTTCAAGTAATACTTTTGAAATGTTATTATATGAAGATACAAATAAAATAGAATTCAGATATGGTGATTTAGATATAACAAAACATGATATTGTCATAGGTGTTCAAGGCCACGCGACTAATTCTAGTCATTCAATGTATAACGCTAATGAGTATATCTCATACATTCATCATAACGAATGTTCATCAGGCACGCAGCATGATAGCAACGACACTAACTGTATAAATGTTAATTGGAATTCTACTAGTCATAACACAGCTATAGAAAATAAATCATTATCAATAATACTTGAAGATGCGCTTGGTTGTACATCTAATCCTTTACTTGTATCAACTTGTTCAGGTTATCAAGTAGCTTACTTAGCACAACAATGTACACTAAACTCATTGTATGATACAGCTTGTCCAAATTATGCTGCAGCATTATTTGATGCTGAATGTGATGACAATTCCCAATTTTCTCCAGCATGTCCAGGTTATCAAGTTATAGACAGTACAGCATATTATGATGATACAACAGATTATGGTTATGATGATAATAATTTTGAAGATCAATATGGATATGATGAATACGGAGATGCTTATACACAAGATGATATGTGGTATGATGAAGAATATGATGAATATTTAGATCCTAATGATCCTTGTTACGAAAATAACTGTGTAGACTTTACAGATGCAGATTGGTATGCACTAGATCAAGAACAGTTTGGTCAAGAACAAGTTGATGAGTGGTATGGAACTGATGTAGAGTTTACTGATGAAGGTTATATAAACTATGATGCATTTGATGAAACACCAGAAGAATATTGGGCAATCATTGATGAGGGTATGGATCAATTTGATATAGAACAAGAAGAAATGTTTAACGCGTTTACAGAAGAAGATTGGTATGATTATGATATTGAGGAGTTTGGTCAAGAGCAAGTAGATGAATGGTACGGAACTGAAGTAGAATTTTCAGATGAAGGTCAAATGGTTTATGAAGAACAGTATTATGAAGAAGAATATTTGACTGAAACATATCAAGAAGAATATTATGAAGAGCAGACTTATGAAGAATATATGGAAGATGAAGCTTATAATGAACTTTATTATGAAGAAGAATATTTGACTGAATCATTAATTAATGATTATGATTTAGAAGCTGAATATGAAAGACAATATCTTTTATCATATAATGAAGAAGCTGAACCTGTAGGACAGGAAACTTTTGACACAATAGAAGAATTAGATGAATGGTATGAGGACGAATACGAAGCATATGAGGAGATGTATGGAGAAGAAACGGAAGAAGAATATTTTACAGACGAGGTGTATGAAGAAGAATTTGAAGAGGAGTTTCAAGAAGAAGAATTTTTCGCTGAAGAAACTTTTGAAGAGGAGGAATTTCTTGAAGAAGAAATCGCTGAAGAACTATTAGCCGACATAGAAGAAGAATTTGAAGAAATTGAAGAAATAAGAATAGCAGACGAACAAGAAGAAATGATGGTAGAAGAAACAGAAGTAGTAGTTGCAGGAGCTAGAGAAACTAAGAGTGGAATGGACATGGAACAAGCACTTAATGTAGTAGCAAGTACAGTTCAAACAGCAACAAATAGTATGAGTGGAACTACGGCAGGAACTTCAATACAAGCTACAGGAAATACAGTAGCTTCGGGAGGAGTTTCCAATTCTACGGCAACTGCGATCGCAGCTTCGGGAGGCGGTATAAACACATCGGGCTCTCCTTCTATATCAGCACAAGTAGTCAGTTCTGCTGTACAAACACAACAAATACTTCAAATGAGTCCAGGGAGCTCAGATTTTTCTGGTGGTGGTGGTGGATCTTCTATAGGAGTTGGAAGTGTTGGTAGCGATATGGGGATGACAAGTGGAACTTCAGTAGTTAGTAATATTGGTACAGATAGTGGTTCATCTGGTTCATTTTCAACAGAAACTACTAGTGTTGGTACAGAAGTAGCGACTGTTGCAACAGTAACGAGTGATTCTTCAACAGAAATATCAAGTTCTGACTCAGAAGTAGCAAGTACTGAAGTAGAAGTGGCTACAGTAGACACAAGTGACACTTCAACAATGACAGCCAGTTCAAGTGAAGATACATCAAGTAGTTCTTCAGATACTGGTTCAAGTTCTTCAATGACGATTACACCAATGCCAGGAATGGATGGTCAGCCACAAATGGCAATGGCCGATGTTCAAGTTCAAGACATGCAAGGTCAGATAGACGCATCTGTATCAGGAGTTATGACAGCATCAGAAGCAGATGAAATAGCAGATCAAATTATAGCACAAAACATAGAAGATCAAAAAGAACAAATGGAACAACAACAAGTAGCAACAGGTGAATATGCTGATGAATCAACATTAATTGCATATTTGGGATATAATCCAGGATTTACAGATTATTATAATCAAAGAATAGAAGATAATCAAAATTGGTATGAGTCGAGAGAGATTTATGCTAATGTAACAATATCTGATAATGTTCCAGCATATTATAGTTTAGCTGGTGATAATATAAATACCCTAAATACTATGATGGGACAACAACCTATTTTAGATGGAGGAACATTATAATGGATTGGTTTCAAGGAAAAACAAAACAAATAATCGCCTTAGTAGGTATCATATCTACTTTAGCAGGATTTGGATATACTGGTGCAACTTATGTTAATAGATTAGAAAATTTAGAAGCTAAGATCGGTGGCATTGCAGCTGGTAAAGAAAATCTTCAAAATATTGAAGAAAGATTCGCAGGGATAGAAGCTTCAGTCGAACTTTTATCTACTAGTAAAACTCAAGTTCAAGAGATGGAAGAATCTGTTGCGATGTTACAAGTTTCTGTTAAAGCTATTAATGATACTTTAGATAAGCAACTTATTTTAGAAATAAGAGAAAATTCTAATGAAGTAACTACTATTGCAGTAGATGTTTCTGGACTACAATCATTATTTGAATCTTTAAAAGAATCTATTGATGATCTTGAAGATGACATTGATGATCTTGAAGATAAAATCGAAGAAGTCGCCGATAATTCAGACAAGAATCCCCTAGCAAATTAAATTTGACACCGCAGGTACACTTTTAGTATAATACTAGACAATAGAATTATGCAGGCTTCTTGGTGAAATGGTATCATGCTACTCTGTCGAAGTAGAGTCAAGGGATCAATACCCTTAGAGGCCGCCAAAATAAATTTGACACCGCCGGTACACTTTTGATATAATGTATACATAATGATAAAACTAGAAAGAAAATCTCCAAAAACTGGCAAAGTTAATGTGATGATTTTAAACACAGATAAAAAATCACTTGATGAATACTACGCTGGTAGTGATCGTCTAGTTCAAATAATTTTTCCAAAACTAAATGTTGACGAAAGAGAATTTATAATGACAGGATATACAGCCGAAGATTGGGAGAATATTCATGAACGAACTTAAACCAGAAGGCCATTGGGTCGGAAAAGCAAAAGGGAGATATGATTTTGTTCTTAAATATTTATCTGGTAATACTACAAGTCGCGGTTATTGTGTTCATAATTTTGTAGATAAAAATGGGGCTAGGTTCTTAGCATTTCAAGATGTAGAAACTATTCGAATAGAAGAACACGAATTAGTTAATGGTGATTGTTTTATTTGTAAAGCAACTGTCAATAGACACGGTATAAACAATTACAAATATGGTTCACAAGAACCATACAAAGAAACAGTTTTAAATAGAATAAAATATAGTAAATATATTGGTAGAACAACATGACAATAAATCAATTAATCACAACTGGAAATCTTAAATTACCAAAGAAAAATCCATATCAAAGGATTTATTATTTAACCAGAGCTGAGAATAGAGCCAAGAATCCAGAATGGAAAGAACTCTGGAGAAGGAAAAAAGAAGAGCTCATAAAGAATTTATAACATTAAACTGTTATAAATAAACTGTAGAAACGCCCATAATGGGGTTTCTATTTTATTAATAACCTTGCTTAATTAGGAGGAAAGAAGATGACTAGAAATATGTTATCGCCATGGGCCGATTTTAGCCCATTCACAATAGGATTCGATTCAATTTTTAACGAATTAGATAGAGTCCGTTCATTACCAACAACCAATTATCCGCCATACAATATTCGTAAAGGGGCCGGTGAAGACACCTACCTTATCGAATTGGCAGTTGCAGGTTTTTCAGAAGAAGATGTCAATGTTGAAGTTAAAGAAAACAACTTGACAATTACTGGCGAACTTGGCGACAAAGATAATGGGTTTGTTCATCACGGCATTTCACAACGCAAATTCTCCAGGAACTTTGTTCTTGCTGAAGATGTACTTGTCAGAGGTGCTGATCTTTCTAACGGTATTCTTACCGTATATGTAGAAAGAATTGTTCCGGAAGAAAAGAAAACCAGAACAGTAGAGATCGGTAGTCTCCCAAAAACAACTAAGAAACAATTCTTAGCTGAATAATAAAAAGGGGAGTCGTTTCGGCTCCCCTTTTTTACTTGACAGAATAGAAAAATCTGTTATAATAATAGTATGACTTTAATTATGAGGAAAAAATAAATGAATTATTGGAATAAAATAGTTGAGTTTTTCACTTTACCTGAAGGTGATGGTGTAAGGGCTAAAGATTCTAAGGGTCGTTATATTGCTGATGATAAATCTACAGTTGATGTAAATGAAGCCTACAAAGATGGAAAAAAACCAAAAGCCAAGAAAGGTGGAAAAAAACCAAAAAGTAGAAAGCCTAAGAAACGAGGCCGACCTAAAGGCTCTAAGAACAAAAAGAAATGATTGAATCTTTACAATACATAACAACTGTAATAGCAGGTGGAATATTCGTATTTGTAGTTTGTAGATGCATTTATCTATGGACAATGAAGGTTTAGATAATTATTATCCATTATTTGATGATGGACTTTATACAGAAGTAGTTCACCAAAATGGTGAAAGAGCTGTTAAAATTCTTAAAGGCGAATATAAGGATATTATATATCAATACGGAAAAATTGAATTTATTCCTAGAGAAGAATCTGAAATTCCTACTATAAATTTTGATAGAGCCGTCCGTTCTTGTCCAGAAGATTTAATAAATACTATATCAGAAGATAAAGAATTTAATAAACTTATTGGAAAGATTCTTATAGAATTATTAGCCAATCAAGGCATCGAGGAATACAATCGTGGAATATAGTAGAGCATTTAGAGAAAGACTTAGGGAAGAACTTATTGCAGATGAAGGCTGTGTGTTAGAAGTATACAAAGATCATTTAGGATATTATACAGTAGGAGTAGGACATCTTATTCTTCCTTCTGATGAAGAATGGGAAACTCCTACAGGCACAAAGATTACACAAACAAGAGCAGATGAACTTTTAGTTAAAGATTTTAATATCATGCTTAAAGAATGTGAAGATCATTTTCATTATAATTGGGAGAATTGGCCTGATGAAGTCAAATTAATAATTGCAAACATGGCATTTAATTTAGGGATTACTAAATTGAAAAAATTTCAATTAATGTTAAATGCTATAAATGAAAAAGATTATGTAAAAGCCTCAGAAGAAGGTTTAAATTCTAGGTGGGCGAAACAAGTTTATAATCGTGCACATAGATTAATGGATAGATTACGATCTATAGATGAAATTGATAATGTTTAGAAAGCGATAGACACTATGGCGTTTCTGTGATATAATATATTATGCACTACTATACTAATGTACAAAAATATAAAGACTTTATTCTTGTAAGGGGAATAAAGAACGGTAAACGATATATTAAGAGATTAAAATACGAACCGACTCTTTACATTCCAACAAATAAACAATCAGCCTTTAAATCTGTTAAAGGCGAATTTCTACAAGCAAAGAAATTTGGTTCGATAAATCATGCTTTTCATTGGAAAAAGAAATTCAAAGGTACGAATGTTGATATTCATGGTTTAGATGCATGGGAATATACTTATATCAATGAAAGTTTTCCTAGTAATATAGAATTTGATGTTAAACAATTAAACATACTTAATATAGATATTGAGTGTGAATGTGAAAATGGGTTTCCAGAACCTATGGACGCTGAAGAAAAAGTCAACGCAATTACAATGAAGTTGTTTGGACATGATACGATTCATGTTATAGGAACAGATAATTTTGATTTCAAAACAGACAATCCAAATATAAAATATCATAAATGTCAACACGAAAAACAGTTGTTGAAAACTTTTATGGAAGTTTGGGATGAACTTGAGCCCGATATAGTGACAGGTTGGAATGTTGAAACATTTGATATTGCATATCTTGTTAATCGTATTCAGAAATTATTTGATTGGGATACAGTTCTTAAATTGTCTCCACACAATCTAGTTACATCTAGAGAATGGCTCTACATGGGTCAAAAGAAAATGGTATCTTATAATATTTCTGGAATATCTATATTAGATTATCTACAGATGTATAAGAAATTTATATACATTACTAGAGAAACATATAGATTAGATCATATTGCAGAAGTAGAACTTGGTAAAAAGAAAATAGATTATTCAGAGTTTGGGGCCATGCATCTATTTTATAGAAATGATTATCAAAAGTTTTTAGAATATAATATTCGTGATGTTGAACTTGTTGAAGAATTAGATGATAAGCTTCAGTTAATGGATTTATTAATTACTATGGCATATAGTGCTAAGTGTAATTATGAAGACACATTCGGTTCAGTAAGATTTTGGGATTTACTTATTTACAATTTTTTAAAAAAGAAAAGTATAATTCCGCCTCCTAAGCGTGGAGTTCCAAGTTCAAAATTTGTTGGAGCTTATGTAAAAGAACCACAAGTTGGACAACATGAATGGGTAATGTCATTTGATTTAAATAGTCTGTATCCACATTTAATCATGCAATATAATATGAGTCCTGATACTCATTTACCAAATAAATTTAATCAAGATATTTCAGTTAATAAACTACTTGAAGGTGAGGTTGATATAACTTCATTGACTACTTCAACAGTTACACCAAATGGTTCTATGTTTAGTACAAAACGACAAGGGTTTTTACCTGAACTGTTAGAAGAAATGTATGATGAAAGAGTGTTGACTAAAAATAAGATGATACAACATAAGAAGGAATTAGAAGATACAGCTAAAGATGATATAACAAGAAGAAAACAATTAGAATATGTAATCACTGCAGAAAATAATAATCAGATGGCAAAGAAGATTGCTCTTAATTCATGTTATGGGGCTTTAGGTAATCAGTATTTTAGATACTTCAATAGAGATATAGCTGAAGGAATTACAACAGCGGGTCAGTTGAGTATTAAATGGGTTGAGAAAGCTGTTAATGAATGGATGAATAAATTATTAGAAACTGATGAAGATTATGTAGTTGCAATTGATACTGATTCAATCTATGTAACTTTTGAAAAATTGATTGAAAGAATGGATCCAAATAATCCTGTTGAGTTTTTAGATACAGTAGCTAAAGAAAGATTAGAACCAATGATTAATGAGTCTTATGAAGACTTGGCTTCTTATATGAATGCTTATGAAAATAGAATGCATATGGGTAGAGAAGTTATCGCAGATAAAGGTATCTGGACTGCAAAGAAAAGATATATTCTTAATGTACATGATTCAGAAGGAGTAAGATATAAAACTCCTAAATTAAAAATGATGGGTATAGAAACAGCTAAATCTTCTACTCCAATGTGGTGTAGAAAGAAATTAGAACAAGGTATCAAAGTTGTAATGAATCAATCAGAACATGATGTTTGGGAGTTTATTACAAATGCTTGGAATGAGTTTTCTAAATTACCGATAGAAGAAGTATCTTTTCCTCGTGGAGTACAAAATGTAACAAAATATTCTAATCCAGCCTCAATATATAATAAGGGAACTCCTATTCATGTAAGAGGTTCTTTACTTTACAATAACTATTTGTCTAAATACAATATAGACAAGAAGTATCCTGTTATTACTAATGGTGAGAAAGTTAAGTTTTGTTATCTAAAACTACCTAACACAATTAATGAAAATGTGATATCTTTTGTCAATGCATTACCTAAAGAATTTGAATTAGAACCGTATATTGATTATGAGACACAATTCCATAAATCTTTTGTAGAACCTTTAGGTGTAATACTAAATAAGATTGGGTGGACTACTGAACCAGTATCAACACTCGATAGTTTTTTCGGATAGATATGAATTCTTTTATATATAAAGAGAACAGAAAGCGATTGACAGAATCGGGTTTTGTGTTATAATAGTAGTATGGATAGTGAAATAAGTTATATATTTTTAACAATGCACATGATTACATGGGTTTTATTAATATTAACTTATGTTGAATTACATTCTTTTAAAAAATGGGTTCGACAAATTATAGATTATGAAACTACTCTCAAAAAGAAAAGGAGAGAGTTAAGAAACGGAGATAAATAATGAG